AGAGGATTCTATTGCCGATATTGCTCCTCTGAATCAAATTAAAGTTCTTGCATACAAAGATAAGAACGATTGGATTCTGGAACAGAAGTACAATATTGGTAAAAAAGGAAAGGGGCAGGAAGAACAATAATATCTCAAGAGGGTTGACACCCTCTTTTTTATGGGTTATGATATGAATGTTCGGTTAGTCAGTATTCAGGGTATAATAATTCAATTATTATTCACAATATAATACCTTCCGAAAAACCATGATTAGTATTCAAGTGGGAAAATTTTATTAGTTTTCAAGACCCAATACTTTATAATTTTTTTATGAACATTTTTACAGCAGATATTGGGCAAGGTAAAGCCCATTTTTATGATAGTAATACCAAGAAATTTTATGGCAAACGAAATGATATTGATTTGATTGATATCAATATCCCAGGAATTAAAGCAGGAGATTGTCTTGTAGTAGAAGATGCTCATCTACGAGAGTCTCATAAAAATACTCTTGCACAACCGTATAGTTTTGAACAACTTCAACAGTTTGAATTAAATGCTGAACGCAAAGGAATTGAAGTTTTAGTGTTTCCTCAAAAGTCTACACCAAAGGCACGAAAACTTGCTGGATACGATTCTGATTCTAAAACTGATGAAGCAGACACAAAAGCAATTGCAGAATTTTTAGAAAAAGACCGAGAAGCATTTCGGTGCTTAAAAACTTTTGTTCCAACAAGACTTGAAGATTACCAAACAAATAATCAACACATCTTCGAATACATTCAACAAGCAAATGAGGATATCAATCCTGCCAAATCATCTGAGTATGGATTTGGAAATATTGATTATGAAGATGAAGTTTCCAAGTGGATTAAAAAGTATGCGGTAAAAGGTGGAATGACTGTAGAAGGACATGTTCCTTCTATCTGTGATTATTTGAATTATGATGAAGAACTTCTGTCTGCAATTGGTTTAGAGTTTGATAAGAAAGGTAATCTTAAGACTATTAAAACACCTAATAGAATTTACACAATTGTTAGTTCTATTTTGAGACCAAATGGAGAATTGCGTCTTCGTCCTGATATTCAAAAACCTCCTCTTTGGAAGTTTGTAAAATCTCATTACTTTGGATGCAAACCATTTCATATGAACCAAGGAGTTCCTGCTTCAAACTATAAGCATTGGATGCGAAGAGCAGTTTCAGATTACAAAGAAAAGTTTGAAGTTGGCATGAGTTATGATGAATACTTTGCTCTTAAGAGAGCACGAACTAAAGTTGATAAAATGACTCAAAAGATTTGGTATGCTTTACGAAAAATGATTGTTGAAGATGGTCTACGTTAGTATTCAATAGGGAAAATTCTAGTTAGTGTTCAAAACCCAATACTCAACCATCTTCAAATCTTAGTTAGTTTTCAACCCATAATACTACTTTAAGTATTCACTATGTAAAACTCAAAAATAGTTGATATTCAAGACGGAAAACTTTTATCAGTTTTCACTTCGTAATATCCGAAATAAAAAGTGCGGGGAATAACACCCCGCTTTTTTTGTAATCTTGTATAATTAGTAGTGGATGCCGAAAGGATCCACAAAACACAAACTCGCTTTTAAAGGAGCTACAATAATGACGAACCTTACTCGTTACACATCTGCGGATCTTCCTACCCTTCTGGATAAGATTACTCGCAACAGTATTGGAATGGATGAATACCTTGATCGTATTTTTAATGTTCATGAAACTACATCAAACTATCCACCATACAACCTTATTCAGATAAGTAATGTAGAATCTCATCTAGAGATTGCTCTTGCTGGATTCAAAAAGGAGGAAGTTCATGCGTACACAGAGTATGGAAAACTTTATGTCGAAGGACAAAAATCAGATTCCGAATCGGATAGGACGTTTATCCACAAAGGTTTGGCTCAAAGAAGTTTTAAACGAGCCTGGACTTTATCAGACGACACAGAAGTTTCCAATGTCACATTTGAAGATGGACTCCTCAGAATTGAACTGAAAAAAATCGTACCAGAACACCATGTTCGTAAGGATTATATCTAAATAAAAATAAAAAATGAAATCATTCGATGAATTCAAAACAATAGCGTATAAAAACGCAGTTCCCCACACTGTTTATTCTGGAGGAAAACAAAGACAAATTCCAAAAGGAAAGGCAGTTCCTAAGAGATCATCATCAAGTGCTGGGGGAAACGGTAATGGTGGAGATGGTGGTGGTGGAGAATAAATAGAATTGAATATCGTCGGCGCAGGGGAACGACTGGCAAAATCCAGTTGACTTCCCCTCTTTTTATTGGTATAGTGGTTATAGGAATAGGAGTATCATGAACGTAAAAGTCATTGTATTATTGAACAGTCAAATATTAATTTCACAAATAGAAGAAGTTCCATCAGAACTTGGAGAACCAGATTGTAAATTATTAGAACCATTCGTTTTAAATGAAAAAGAGGAGACTTTATCTCCGTGGTTAGTTGGTGTTTCTTCTCAAAACACTTTTATGATACACTCGGATAAGATTCTGACGATTGCAGATCCCAAACCAACACTACTTGAAAAATACCAGAACTTGATTAAATGAGATTTTATACCAATGTGCAAATGATCGGGAACCAGTTTCTCGTTCGTGGTTATGATAATGGTAAACATGTAATGTTCAAAGAAGAGTTTTCACCAACTCTCTTTGTTCCTAGCAAAAAAGAATCAAAATACAAGACTCTTGATGGTGAGAATGTAGAACCGATTGTTCCTGGTTCTGTTCGAGACTGTCGAGAGTTCTACAAAAAGTACGAAAACGTAGATGGATTTAAGATCTACGGAAATGATCGGTATGTCTTTCAATATATTTCCGAGAAGTATCCTGAAAATGAAATTAAGTTTGATATTACTAAAATCAAACTCACAACTCTTGATATTGAGGTAGCTTCTGAGAATGGATTTCCTGATACAGAATCTGCTTCCGAAGAAATCCTGACGATTACTATTCAGGATTATGCTACTAAGAAAATTATTACATGGGGAATTAAACCTTTTAATAATACTCAATCCAATGTTAGGTATATTGAGTGTGGTTCTGAGTATCAACTTCTTCAAAACTTTCTTGACTACTGGACAAAAAATATTCCAGAAGTGATCACTGGGTGGAACATTCAATTCTACGATATTCCCTATATTTGTCGTCGTCTCAATCGAGTTCTTGGTGAAAAGATGATGAAAACATTTTCACCTTGGGGTCTTGTGACTGAAAGGGAAGTTGTTGTGATGGGTCGAAAGCAGATTTCTTATGATGTTGGTGGTATTACTCAACTAGATTATCTTGATCTTTATAAGAAGTTTACCTATAAAGCACAGGAATCTTATCGTCTTGATTATATTGCTGAGGTTGAACTTGGTCAGAAAAAACTTGATCACTCCGAGTTTGATACGTTTAAAGATTTCTATACTAAGAACTGGCAAAAGTTTGTAGAGTACAACATCGTTGACGTAGAACTTGTTGACCGTTTGGAAGACAAGATGAAATTGATCGAACTTGCGATTACTATGGCATATGATGCTAAAGTAAACTATGCTGATGTGTTCTTTCAGGTGAGGATGTGGGATAACATTATCTACAACTACCTTAAGAAACGTAATATTGTCATTCCTCCTAAAGAAAATAGTGCTAAGGATGCAAAGTATGCTGGTGCTTATGTAAAAGAACCAAAACCAGGAGTGTATGATTGGGTCGTTAACTTTGACCTTAACTCTCTATATCCTCACCTGATTATGATGTATAACATCTCTCCAGAAACTCTGATGGATGAAAGGCATCCAACTGCTTCTGTGGATAAAATCCTCAACCAACAGATAAGTTTTGAGTTGTATAAGGATTATTCTGTGTGTGCAAATGGTGCCATGTTCCGAAAGGATTTTCGTGGGATGCTGCCAGAATTAATGGAGAAGATGTATAACGAACGTGTTATCTTCAAAAAGAAGATGATTGCCGCCAAGAAAGAATATGAAAAGACTCCTACCAAAGAACTGGAGAAAGAAATCTCTAGGTGTAATAATATCCAAATGGCAAAGAAAATTTCACTTAACTCTGCCTATGGGGCCATTGGAAATCAGTACTTTCGTTACTATAAACTTGAGAATGCGGAAGCCATTACTCTTAGTGGACAGGTTGCCATCCGATGGATCGAAGGAAAAATGAATGCCTATCTGAATAAGATTCTAAAGACAGAAGGAGAAGATTATGTTATTGCTTCAGATACTGACTCTATCTATCTTAATATGGGTCCTTTGGTTGAACGTGTATACAAAGGAAGAGAGAAAACTACTGAAAGCATTGTTTCGTTCCTTGATAAGATCTGTCAAATGGAACTTGAAAAGTATATTGAAAGTTCTTACCAAGAACTGGCTGACTATGTGAATGCATATGATCAGAAGATGTTTATGAAACGTGAGAACATTGCTGATCGTGGTATTTGGACTGCTAAGAAACGGTATATTCTTAATGTATGGGACAGTGAAGGTGTTCGATATTCTGAACCTAAACTGAAGATCATGGGCATTGAGGCAGTTAAATCATCTACACCAGCACCGTGCCGCAAGATGATTAAGGATGCTCTCAAACTTATGATGAGTGGAACTGAAGATGACGTAATTGACTTTATTGAAAAGAGTAGGAATGAGTTTAAAAAACTTCCACCAGAACAAGTTTCCTTTCCACGTTCTGCTTCTGATGTAAATAAGTATAGGTCCAGTTCTTCAATCTACGAAAAAGGAACTCCGATTCATATTCGTGGAGCACTTCTGTTTAATCACTATATCAAGCAGGCAAATCTAACAAACAAGTACTCCTTGATTCAAAATGGAGAGAAGATTAAGTTCTGCTACCTCAAAAAACCAAACTCTATTCATGAGAATGTAATCTCATATATCCAAGATTTTCCTATGGAACTCGGGATTGACAAATACATAGACTACGATTTACAATTTGAGAAAGCATTTCTTGAACCTATGAAAGTCATTCTTGATTCTATCGGATGGAGTGTGGAAAAAACTGTAAACCTTGATTCATTTTTTAACTAATGGACTTCCTTAAAGATATTGTAAAAGAAATTGGGGGGGAATATACCCAATTAGCATCTGACATTGATGAAACTGAAAAGTATGTTGACACGGGTTCGTACATTTTTAATGCACTGGTTTCAGGTAGCATATTTGGTGGTGTATCTGGGAACAAGATTACTGCTATTGCTGGAGAGTCTTCTACTGGAAAGACTTTCTTCTCTCTCGCTGTGGTTAAGAATTTCCTTGATTCTAACCCCGATGCTTATTGCCTCTACTTTGATACTGAGGCTGCTATTACTAAATCACTTGTAGAATCCCGTGGAATTGATACTTATCGTCTGGTTGTTGTTAACGTTGTTACTATTGAAGAGTTTCGTGGAAAGGCACTCAAAGCCGTAGACCTATACTTAAAAAAACCTGAAGGAGAACGCAAACCTTGTATGTTTGTGCTAGACTCTCTTGGTATGCTTTCCACCGAGAAAGAAATTACCGATGCACTGAATGATAAGCAAGTTCGTGATATGACTAAATCACAACTTGTCAAAGGTGCTTTCCGAATGCTCACACTTAAACTAGGTCAAGCAAATGTTCCACTTCTTGTCACAAATCACACATACGATGTCATCGGAGCTTACGTACCAACGAAAGAAATGGGTGGAGGTTCTGGACTCAAATACGCAGCAAGTACTTTTC